GACCTTGCGGTACTCGACGTTGAGCGTGTTCAAAGTGGAAGTCCCAAAAGCAAAACCCGCCGAGCGTTGCCGCCGGGCGGGTTGAATGAATGAAATGTCTGGCGGGTGGTAACCGCGCTGCGGAGTGGTAACCGGGGCCGGTAACCTGGCCGACTGGTAACCTTGCCCGCGCCCTGACGCTAAAAAAGCGTTGCGCTCGCCCCCCCCCGCATGGCATCTTTGCCAGGAAGGGCCCATTTCACCTGGAGAGCGTGGCTTGGAAGCGACTGTGGCTTCTTCGTCACTGATCCCAAGCATGGACTGAATACTACCCTCGGGAGCCGGTTTTTGTTGCACGCTCAAAAACCGCTGATGCCCGCTGACGCGCTTGCATTGCCGACCACACGCGCCAAATCACGCCAAATCACTACGCGATGACAACGCCATTGAGCTGGTCGGCGACCGTCTGCAAGGCGCGCTGCCAGCGCCGCCACGCCGTCGTGCGGTCGCAGGCAAAGCGGATCGAGATGTCGCGCCAACCGTAGCGTTTGGCGCGCATCCACACCAGATGCCGCTGCTCGACCTCCAGCCACTGCACCCACTTCATCGTCTCCAGCATACGCTCGATGGCCTCGGGACTGGCGGGAAACGGTCGGTACACCTTTTCGTCGGCGGCAAACGACTCCCACTCCTTGCGCACAAAGGCAGGCCAGCAGTTGAAGTAGCCCTGCACGCGCACGGGTGGCAGGCGGCGTCCGGTGCTGGCCGCCTCCTCGAAGCGCGCGGCCACGTCCTCAATCGTCCAAGCATTGCGAGGATCAGCCATGGCGTCGTCCTCCCGTGCCGTAGAGGCGCTCGCCGATTTGGCGCACCAGTTCGCGTTCCATCCAGTCCAGCCGTTCGTCGTCGGCGTTGACGACGAGGATGTGCTGGTCGCGCCAGCCGCGTTGCTTGATGACATCCACGTCTTGAACCTCAGGCTGCAGCCGACCCAATGGGCAGCGGTATTGGGGTGTCGGGATCTTCATCTCACACCTCCTGTTCCAGTGCGTGCTGCGCGATGGCCCAATGCAGTAGCGCCAGGGCATCGGCTTCGTTGTCGTCGACCGGGGTATGGCCACGCACACGGATGGCAGCGATCACGTCCTGCTTGCCCGCGTTGCCTTTGCCAGTGGCGTGCTTCTTGATCGTGCCCACGGGCACGCCCTGGTACGGGATCTGGTGGTGCTCGCACCACGCGGTGAGCGTGGCGAGGAAGCCGCCGTAGGCGTGCGCAGCATCGGTCGAGACGTGGCGACGCACTTCCTCGAAGTGCAGGCAGTCGATGCCGTCGCAGGTGTTCTTCACCTCCGTGAGCCAGCGTTTGAAGCGCAGGAAGCGCATTCCGCCGCCTTCGAAGCGTTGCGGTCGGAAGCTCTCCGAGCCGCTGGTGATGTGGCCGTCGCTGCCGCGCAGCGCCCAACCGGTGGTGGTGCCCAGGTCGAGGGCGAGGATGGTGGTGGTCATGGTGTCAGTCCTTGTCGGGTGCTGGCCTGACGGATCGGACGGGTCTTGTCGAAACACTCCATGAGGCGCGCGCGCACGCGCACGTGTAAGGGTTACGACGTAATCCGTCCGATCCGTCAGACGCGGGTTGATTGCGGGGTGATCAGTCATCGGCGTAGGGGGTGTAAGCGGGCGTGGGCGGGTGCTTGAGGCCAATGCCCTGAAACCCACGCAAGCCCATGCCGTTGCGCCATTTCTCCAGCCCCCGGGTGAGCAGCAGGTCGGCAAATCGCTTCTGCGAGCCGATGAATTCCCCGGCGGATTCCGCCCACTGCTTCCAGTCGGTGAACAGTTCGGCGGTCAACGACTTGGCGTTGCCCACACGAACGCAGCGCTCGTCCAGCCAGCGGCCAAGCGCGTCTTCGGCTTCGAAATACTCGTCGGTCGCGTCCTTGACCGGCTGCGGCGGATCGAGTCTTCCCAGACGTTGCCAGTCGAGGCAGCCTTGCACTGCCCACGCGAGAATGCCGTCGCGCTCGGCCAGCAATTTCTGCTGCAGATGCTTGTCACGGCGCTCGGGCGGCACGGTGATCGTGAACGGAATCAAGTGCAGCCGCCGTTTCATGGCCTCGTCGATATTGCGGATGGCGGGCTTGTGGTTGCCCGCCACGAACAACTTGAACTGCGGAAAGAACTCGAAGAAGTCCTGGCGCATGAAGCGCGCGGAGATCTTGTCGCCGCCGGTGAGGTTCTTGACCTTGGATTCCGCCCAGCGCCGTCCCTGTTCAGTTTCGATGGCCGCCACGAAACGCGCACCACGCAGACCCGCCATGTCGGTCGGGTGGCGATCGGTGCGCGTCTCCATGAAGGTGTCCATCGGCGCATTGGTGGCGTAGTCACCAAGGATGGTGGCCAAGGTGTTGACGAACACCGACTTGCCGTTTGCACCGGTGCCGTACAGGAAGAACAGCGCGTGCTCCTGCGTCGAGCCGGTCAGCGCGTAGCCAGCCATCCGCTGCAGATAGGCTTGCAGTTCCTTGTCTCCGCCCGTCACCTCATCAAGGAACTGCCGCCAGATCGGACAGTCGCCGCCGGGCGTGGCCGTGGTGACCTTGGTCATCCGGTCGGCACGCTCGTGCGGTCGCTGCCTGCCGGTCTTGAGATCGACCACGCCGCCCGGAGTGTTGAGCAGCCACGGATCGGCATCCCATTCGTCGGTGGTGGCCGCGTGTCTGCGGTCGGCGCGCGCCAGTCGCTCCACGCCACTGACCGTTCCCGAGCTGGCCAGCTTGGCGGCGACCTTGGGGTTGTCGGCGCGCACGGCGGTCTGGCGGCAGACGCTGCGGATCAGGTCGGTGGCGGCCAGCGTGTCTTCGGTTCGCCAGCGCTGTCCGTCCCACACCAGCCACTTTCCCCAGCCAGCCACGTAGCGCCAGTCACGGTGATAGCGTCGGGTGAAAGCCAGCGCCAGCGCATCCTCGGTGCCCCAGACCGATTCGTCAGTGCCGACTACCGGCTCGTCAGCATCGGCCAGGTCGTGCATCTGCATGCGCGGGCCGTGAGTGAGGAAGGTGGCGACATCGAAGCCTTCGGCAATGGCATCCGCCGCATCCCAGCCCTCCGGCGCATCCTCGGGCGGGTACAGGACGTGGCAGGACTTTGCGCCCGCAGCCAGCACGGCTTGCGCCGCCTGCGCTGCGTATTCCCAGCCCGGCTTGTCGCGGTCGGGCCAGATCAGCACGGTCTTGCTCGATAGCGGCGACCAGTCGGTTTTGTCGACGGGCGCATTCGCGCCATGCATCGCGGTGGTGGCAGTGATGCCTGCATCGATCAGCGCCTGCGCGCACTTCTCGCCTTCGACCAGCACCACCTGTGCGGCGCTGGCCATGCCCGGCTGGTTGTAGAGCGGGCGCGGATCGGGCGGAGCCATCTTGCGGCGGCGCGCATCCCACGGACGGAATTCCTTCTTGCGTCCGGGTGGGTCGTAGCGGTAGACAACCGCGATCAGCTTGCCGGTAGCGTCGAGATAGTCCCACTTCGCGGTGGCGGGGCCGAGATCGTCGACGGGTGGCACCGATTTGCCCTTGCGCGCCGGTGCCGCTGGAGCGCGCCCGAGGAGTTCTATCGCGGCATCGAGCACGCGCGGGAAGTCAGCGTGGGCGTTGATGCCAAAGTGCGCAGCGATCAGTGCGAAGACGTCGCCGCCGTCGCCGGTGGCGCGATCCGTCCACAGTCCTGCCTTGTCACCGTCGAGCACCACTTCGAGGCTGTCGCCCGGGCTGCCGAGTAAGTCGCCGATCAGGAACTTGCTACCGCGCTTCTTGCCTGCCGGGAACAGTGCGACCAGCACCGAGTTCAGCCGAGCGAGCAGTTCGGCACGGATCGCTTCGCGCTCGCCATCGAGATCACGAGGAACCGGTGTGGGCGTGTCGTTGAAATCAAGCATCCGCAGCCTCCTTGCCGGACACTTGCTGCAGGGCGATCCATGCCTCCAGTTCATTGGGTTTGAAACGCACCAGCTTGCCGACGCGGTAGTGCGGGATACGGCGCTGCTGACGCTCCTTGGCTTGCGAGAGCCAGTAGGTCGGCAGGTTGAACATCAGCGCGGCTTGTCGCGCATCGATCAGTTGCTCGCCGAGCACGGCGTTCAGGGGAATGTGGCTCATGTCGGTCTCCAGCAGCGGTCTTGCCAGGCGCACATCCGGCATTCGAAGTGGGTCGGGTCATGGAAGGCGCGCGGCAGGAGTTCACCTGCCTCGGTCGCCGCGATGACCTTCACCGCCCGATCCGACATGCGCTGGGCCAGCGCTGCGTCAAAGGGCACGAGCTCGGTGTAGATCTCCATCGTGTCGGCGTTGAGCGCCGTGAAGATCGCCGGGTGCTCGTGCAGTTCGAGATAGGCTTGGTAGATCGCAACTTGCGCGGCGTAGATGGGCTTGGAGATGGCAAGACCCTTTTTTTCCAGGTCGCTCCAGGACTTGTTCCCCAGGCACTTGCATTCCCACAGCGCCGGGTAGGCAAAGCCCTCGGGGCCTCCAACGACAACGCCGTCGACGTGCCCCTGCAGGCGGCCATCGGCCACCGAGAAACCGAACTGCTCGCCGTCAGGCTTGCGGGTGCGCAGGTCGAAACCAGCGTCCCGCAGCCACGCCACCATGCAGTCCTCCATCACATGGCCGCGCTCGAAGATGCGCAGAATCCGACCCTGAACATCTCGCCCGTGATCGACGGGCGCTTTGGCGTACTCGAATTGCAGCGCGCGCTCGCAAGCCACCCCGAGGCGCGAGGCCCCGAGGTACTGGCGCTCGGACTGGCGGGTGCGGGCCTGTTGCATCCCGGCATCGACCAGTGCGGTGATCTGCCCAGAGAGGCTTGATGAGGAGTTGAAGTCGATCATGACGTCTTCCCCTTCGGCTCTTCCCAGGGCAGGTCATCCTCCAGGTCAGCGAACGGATCGGACGTGGGCGGCAAGCCCCGCACGGGCGGGAATTTGGTGGCCTCGTGGTGCGCGACCATCGCCTCCGTGTAGCAGGAGACGATTGATTCGATCACCCGCAGAGCCTCAGCCTCAGAGTAGTCACCCAGCGGCTTGGTAAAGCCGATTTCTCCCGCAGCTTCGCCGAAGGCCTTGAGGCATTGGCGCATTGCGCCCTGTTCGATATCAGACGGATCGATCATGGTGACCTCCGTCTTGTCGATGCGACCTTCCTTGGCCCGCTGCCAGTTGCCGTACAGCGCGTGAAATGCGTCCTGGCAGCGACGCGAGCAGAACACCCAGTCGATGGGATAGCGCCGGGGATTGCCCACACCGTGGCGGTTGTCGGTGTGGCCGTAGCCCCGGGCCTGTCGTTTGCAGACCCAGCATTTCATGGCGCACATCCCTGTACGCCACCCTCCGGGCGGCCTGCGGCCGTGCAAATTGGTTCCTGATCATTTGTCATCACCCCCCTCACTGCGCCCACGACGGTTTGCCCGTCACGGGTGCGCGTTGCGCAGCGGGTGTCGGGGCTTGATAGGTCGGAGCAGCAGCCTGCGCCGGAGCGCCGGAATTGCCACCGCCCGTGGTCTTGGGCGGCACGCCCATGAACTTGGCGTAGTCGGGGTGGTCGGGCTCGACCGCGACCTTGACCACGTTGCGATCCAGGCCCTTGGCGTCCTTCTCGATGTCGACGCGGGCGAGGAACTCCAGACCATCCAGTTCGTGGAAGCCCTGGATGCGACGCGCGGCGGCTGCCTGCGGGCTGTTGTCCTGCGGATGGACGTTGCGGGCGCTGTTGAGCGCAGCGCGGATAAACGTGCGCCCCATCTGACCCCAGGTCGGGCCTTTCTGGGAGAGCAAGCCGATGTTCGACCACATCTTGCGTTTGGCATGATCGCCTGCGGTGACCACGAACTCGGCAGCGAGATAGACCGAGCCGGTGTCGAAGGACTGGGTGGCGTAGCCACCGCTCCAACCCTGCGCGGGATCGTCATAACCGCCAGGCTTGAGGGTCATGCGCACCGGCACGATTGCGCCCTTGGGGATCAGGTCAAAGCCGGACTGCTGTTGTTCGGCGTCGTTGAAGTCGTTCCAGTTGTTCTGCGTGGTCATGGTGGTTATTCCTTGGATTCGATGGATGCGGGGA